GTCCAGCGCGCGACGGTGCAGCAGGTTGAGGAGGGCCAGCCGCCAGCGCGTGAGCCGCTCGGGCCAGGTGAGAGCGACGGCAAGAGCGCGGAGGACGGCACGTTCATCACACTTGCGCCGCACCCGCCGGGGCCGGGCGAGATTGCTGGTGGCGCGCGCCAGCTGACACGGATTCCAGTCAGGCGTCAGGAGGACGAGCCGTGAAGTGGAGCATGAACCACATTGGTAGACCCGCAGTCGTAGCACGTCATCACGGTTCCGGGTCCGTGTTGACCCTGGCGAAGTTGCAGATCGGCATTGTAAAAGGGTGAAATATGGCTAAGCACTTGCTCTACAACGCGTCAGTCGTCCTCAACTCAGTCGACTTCAGCGATCACGTCGAAACGGTTGAGTTCACGGTGACGCTCAACAACGCCGGATCGGCGGCGACGATGGGGGACATCGAGGACTACAGCATGGCCGGCACCAGGAAGGTGTCGCCGATCACGCTCACGATGTTCCAGGATTTTGCGGCGTCCGAGGTGTATGCCACGCTCAGCGCGTTGTGGACGAATCGCACGTCGTTCAATGCCGTGATCAAGGCCGACGCGGGCGCCACGGCGACAACCAATCCGGCGTTCACGATCTCCTGTTTCATCTCGTCGTTCCCGATTGTCAGCGGCACACGCGGTGATCGGCATATGTCGCAGGTCGTGCTCGAGCCGGCGGCCGCGATGACGATCGCGACGTCGTGAGCCTCCTCACGCGTGAGGCGTTATCGGCACTGGTTGCGTCGCTCCCGACGGAGCGCGTGGAGGTGCCGGAGTTGGGGGACGGGTTGTATGTGGTCGTCCGTGGGCTGTCTGGCACGCAGCGGGACGCGTACGAAAAGGCCTCCTGGATCACGCGCAACGGGAAGCGCACCCTCGCCGATAACGTGCGCGCGAAGCTCCTCGTGAAGTGCCTGGTGGACGATGCGGGCGCGCTGCAGTACACGGACGCCGACGCGGCGGATCTCGGCCGGGTGCGGGCTGATGTGCTGGAGCGGATCTTCGACGTCTGCCGGAAGCTCTCAGGCATGACGGAGACCGATCTTGAGGAAAAAAAAGAGAGCTAGCGCGGGGCGGCTGGGAGCGGTTTACGTTCGAGTTGGCGCTGCGGCTCGGTGTGCCACGCGATGAGCTGCTGACCAGGCTGTCCTCCGATGAGCTGACCGGATGGCTGGCGCTGTTCGCCGTGCAGGCCGACGAGGCGGACTTGCAGCGACACCGGCTCGAGTCTGGCGATGGACAAGTCATCGTCACCGGCCGCGAGACCGGCGTAGACGAGGAGGATGATGGCAGCGAGTAAGGGCCTCACGCTCAAGATCGAGGGGATGCGTGCGGCGAAGGCGGCGTTTCAGGCGCTCCCAGAGACGGTTCGCGATGGGCTCCTCGACGCCACGGAGACGACGGCTCGCGAGCTGGTCCGTCATGCGCAAGCGCGGCTGGCGTCCTCGCCCTCGATCCAGACCCGCGCCCTCTATGACCACGTCGCGTGGTCAATCAATCGAAAGAACGGCCGCGCCAAGGCTGGAATCAGCACGGGCTCGACCATGATCGCGCTGAGCACCGGTCGGCGTCGGCGTGTGCGCGGGATTATCACGGCTGGCGCAGGCGGTGGCGCAGCCGGTGGATCGCGCGATGTGCCGTCCCAGCGGGCGCATTTCATTGAATTCGGGACACGCCACATGCCAGCCGAGCCCTTCATGATGCCGGCGGCCGAGGCGCAGAAGTCGCCGTATCTCCAGCGGGTGCGTGCGGCCGGCCGGCGCATCGAGCGTGACGCGAGCACGATTGGGCAGGGGCGGCTGTAATGGCGGGATCGATCGCGAGCCTGATCGTCAACATCGGTGCGGACACCGTCGATCTCAAGAAAGGGATCGCGGAGGTCAACAAGAGTCTCGGCTCGTTCGAGTCGTCGATCGGCAAAGTCGGCAAGATGCTGGCCGGCGCCTTCACCGTCACGGCGATTATCGGTGCAGGGAAGAAGGTCATTGATTTTGCCAGTCAAATGACTGACTTAGCCGCGAAAACCGGCATTAGCACGACCGGCCTTCAAAAACTGAATTTGGCGTTTCAGGAGAGTGGTATCGCGATCGGGCAGGTGACGAAGGCGAGTACTGAGTTGGGCGCGAAACTCATTGGTGATAAGAGCGCCATCAAACTCATCGAACAACTCGGGTTGTCCGTGGACGCATTGCGTCGCATGAAACCAGAGGATCAATTCATGGCCGTCGCGGACGCGGTGGGGCAGATCCAGAACAAAGGCGAACAGCTCTATGCCAGCAAGACGCTGTTTGGTAAAGGCGGCACAGAAATTCTCGGTGGTCTGACAGGCCACCTGAAAGAGACCACGGACGAGTTCGAACGGCTCGGGATGATCATGGACGAACAGACCGTCCAGGCGGCCGATGATTTCGGTGATCAGATCGGGCTGCTCTCGACACAGCTCCTCGCGCTGGCCGGGAAAGCCATTGGGCCGTTGCTGCCGATCCTGAGCCTGTTAGTGAACGGGTTCATGACGATCGCAGACGGGATTATGAGCGTGGTGTCCCCGGCGATCGATTTCGTCATGCGGGCGTTTTGGAACCTGTCGATTCAACTCGATCGGTTCATGATCTGGATCTTGGACGCGGTGAAGAAAATTCCGCTCCTCGGGAAGCATCTGGGGATTGCCGACACGGCGATCACCTACTTCGCAGACGACGCGAAATATGCCCAGACCCAACTCGACAAACTGAACGGATCGGTGGCGGTGGTCGCCAAGACGGTCTCGAGCGAGGCGACGCCGGCATTACTCGGGCTCGGTGAGACCACGACCAAGGCGGCCGATGCAACGCAGAAGCTGACTGCGGAATTGCGGCAGTTGACTGAACGGTCAGCGGCCACGGCCATTCTGGACCTTGAGCGGGCGTTCTTTGCCGTAAATGCGTCCGGTGAGGCGAATCAGGCCGTGATCGATGAGGTGATCGAGCGGTATGTGAAGCTCGCCTCGGTGGCTGGTACGGACGTATCGCCCCACCTACAGGCGCTATGGCGAGACACGCTCGCTGCACAAGAACAGGCGAACGTCAGCATCGAAACCTATCTCAGCACGTTGCAGCGCGTCGGCGACGTGGATGTGCGTCCCCCGGATCTCCCGAGTTTCCCTGCCCAGCCGAGTGGCCCGTTTCAGTCCTTGCCGTGGGTCGACGCCCTCGCGCCGGTCCCTGACCTGGATGGCCCTGGACGTGCGGCCGGTAGCAGATTTCTCGCGGGGTTCGGCGAAGTGCTGAAGGACCAGCTCGGCCCGACATTGATGGCGGCATTCACGGGTGGCGGTGATGTCCTGAAGTCGGTCGGTGGATTGCTCGGCGGTGAGCTCGGCAAACGTATCATCAGTAAGTTCAGCGAATCCTTTAGCTCAAGCGGACTCGGCAAGGTGTTGTCATCGGTATTGCCAGGTCTCGGGTCGTTGCTCGGGCCGGCCCTCTCCGGCATCGGGAAGTTGTTCGGGAAGCTCTTCGGCGGCGAAGGCAAGAAAGTCAACGACATGCGTGATCAGTTCATCGCGGCTGCAGGGGGCCTTGATGCGCTGAATCAGAAAGCCGTGGCGGCGGGGACGACCCTCGACAAACTGCTCGCGGCCAAGAAGGTGAAGGATTTTGAAGCGGCTGTCTCAGATCTCAACGCGACGATGGGGGAGTTTGCCGCTGAGCAAGCAGCAGACGCGGAACGCCTCACGGCGGCAATCGAGAAGTATGGCTTCACGTTTGAGGAACTCGCGCCGAAGATGCAGCAGTCGGACTTGAACAGCCAGGCCAAGGAACTGATCGAGGATTGGCGCGTGCTCACGGCGGCATTCGAAGATACCGTACCGGTCAATGCGAAGATGGGCGACTCGATCAACGCCTATCTTGCGACGGCGCTCAAGGTCGGCGCCGAGATCCCCTCCGCGATGAAGCCGATCCTCCAATCCATGATCGATCAAGGACTGCTCACCGACGAAGCGGGCAACAAGATCACAGACCTCGAGGCGAGTGGGATCAAGTTCTCCGAGACGCTGACGGAGGGGTTTGACCGCGTCGTCGAAAAGCTGCAAGAACTGCTCGACAAGATCGGCGGGGTGTCGTCAGGCCTAAAGGATATTCCGCGCGAGATTGACGTGGGCGTGAACTATCGCGAAGGACCGTTTCCCTCACCAGACCGATTTTTACCTGGCGACGTCGCGGCGGATGGCCTTCAAGGCTTCGCGCACGGCACGGGCGGTCAGTATCTGGATTTCGGTGCTGGCACTCCGGTCATGCTGCACGGCCAAGAGCGCGTGATGACGCGCGGCGAATCCAGTGACCGAAACGGACTCGTGCTGAGTGAGTTGCAGGCAATTGGTCGACTTCTCCGGACGATGCCCATGCTGACGCGGGACATGGTGCAGATTGCGATGGCACGCTGATGGCCGTGACGCCGACGAGTATCACGGTGCAAGCGATGCTCAGCGAGAGCGTCCGCAGCATCATGATGAACGAACAATACGTCCAGGCGATCTGGCCGTTGTCTGAACTCAAAAGCACGGTCGCCAAAGATCTCTCCCCGAACGATAACCGAGGCACCTATACCGGCTCTGGTTTCACACGTGGTGTAACAGGTGATCTTCCTGAAGGCAACCTCGGTCTGACCTTTGATGGCAATGGCTACATCCTGATTCCGGACGATCTGGTCTCGACTGGTAGTGGTGGGATGTCCCTGCGAGGTGGGTCGATGGACATTACCTTCTTCATGAAGACCTCGACCAACGATGCAACGCTGAGGAATATCGTTTGTAAGCAGCTTACGAACAGCGCAGGGAATGGCTATCACGTGGCCATGCAGAATGGGGCCATTGAGTTCTACCTTGAAGTAGCTGGCGTAACAATCTTTAACTTCCAGCGCGGTGCAGTCGCCGATGGTGCATGGCACCTCGTGCACTGTTACTACGATCCTCCAGGACTGGAAGCTGAGATCTGGATCGACGGCGTGCAGAGTGGTGCCACGGTTGTCACGACCAACACCGATCCGGCGTATCAGGCTGTTGGTTGCTATATTGGCACCTTCCCCGACCTGGCTGGTGATTTTATCGGCACGCTCAGTTATGTGATGCTTGGCCGCGAAGGCCGGACCAGCCTGTCGACTGAGATTCAGGCCGCGCGGAGCTGGACGGATCTCTCAGCCGACGTGATGTATCCCCTCGAGGCGGTTGCTGGCATCCAGGGTCGTGGCGTGATGGACCGCATCGCACAAACTGGCACTCTTCAGTTCGATCTGCGCAACGGCACTCAGAGTAGCGGCGGGGTGAACGGCTACTACACGCCAGGCCATGCCAATGTGCGCACGGGGTGGGCAGAGGGTGTGCCGATTCGGCTCGCGATCGCCTACGGAGGGGTGACGTACTACAAATTCCGCGGGGTCTTGTCGTCCTGTGAGATTGCGCCAGGGGTCTACCGGTCCCGGCGCGTGCGGGCACTCTGCGTCGACTACATGGATACGCTCGCGCGGGATGTGCTGCCGAGTGTCACGGGGACCAGTTATACGGCCGATCAGGTGATTCAGCGGGTGCTCGACGAAGCGGGATGGCCACCCCATGCTGTCAGCCTCGATCCGACCGACGACGTCTACGTGTATGTATTGGATCGCGCGGGGCTGGACTCGACGCTGCTCACGGAGGTGGCCAAGGCGGTGCTCAGCGAACTCGGGTATCTCTACGTCGTGGGCGACACGACCGGGGGCGGCACGCTCCGGTTCGAAGACCGATCGGCGAGGCAGGTCGATGACGCGTTCGACGCGACATTTGATCAGACGATGCAGGGGCTCACCGTCACGCGGACACTGGACGATA